CCCCAAGAAGAACCCGCTACGGCGGGTTTTTTTATGGCCGAAACGAACGCGAACCGTCTGCGGCTCGCCCTGATTGCTTAGCGCTTCTCGCGCTGCAAACCGTGGGGGGCCGGTCGCCCCCTTTTTACTTGAAAGGTCAGAAATGACGATCCAAGCACTGCGCGAGAAGATCGAAGCCCTCGCGAACCAGGCCCGCAACATGCTCGCCGAAAAGGGTGAGCAGAAGTGGTCCGCCGAAGAGCAGACGAAGTACGACGGCTTCATGAACGAAATCGAGGACTGCAAAGCCTCGATCAAGCGCCAGGAGCAGATTCGCCAGCTGGAAGCCGAGAACTTCTTCAACGACGCCAGCAAGGACGCCGCCACCCGCGCGGCCAAGACCGGCAAAGACCCGATCGAAATCGACGCACTGCAGGCCGTCGCCCTGTACCTGCGCCACGGCAACAACGTGACTGCCGAGCAGGCCGTCGCCATCCGCAACGCGATGTCCACCACGACGACGACCGAAGGCGGCTACACCGTCCCGAGCGAAATCGCCTCGCAGGTGATCGACGCGATGAAGGCGTTCGGCGCGATGCGTACGGTCGCCAACGTCTTCTCCACCGAAGGCGGCAATGCGATGAACTGGCCGACCAGCGACGGCACGGCGGAAGTCGGTGAGATCGTGGCCGAGAACGCCGCGGCTACCAGCGCTGACATCACGTTCGGCACCGTCGCGGTCAACCCCTATAAGTACAGCTCGAAGAAGATCGCGCTGCCCTGGGAGCTGATCGCCGACAGCGCCATCGACGTCGTCGCGTTCGTGACGAACCGCCTCGGCACCCGCCTTGGTCGCATCACGAACACTCACTACACGACCGGCGACGGCTCCAGCAAGCCGTATGGCGTAGTGGGTCGCGCATCGTCCGGTAAAGCCGGTGCGACCGGCCAGACGGCGACTGTCGTGTACGCGGACCTGATCGACCTCGTCCACTCGGTGAACCGCGCCTACCGCACGGGCGGCAAGTTCATGATGAACGACGCTTCGGTCGCGATCATCCGCAAGCTGGTGGACGGCAACGGTCGCCCGATCTGGACGCCGAACGACAACGCCGGCATCTCCAACGGCGTGAGCGGGCAACTGCTTGGCTATGACGTCGTGACAAACGACGACATGGCGACGATGGCCGCGAATGCGAAGTCGATCCTTTTCGGCGACTTTTCGTATTTCAAGATTCGCGACGTCGCGGGCTCGGTAATGATGCGCCGCTTCGACGACTCGGCGTTCGCGCTGAACGGTCAGGTCGGCTTCTGCGGCTGGCTGCGCACGGGCTCCAACCTCGTCGATACGGCGGCGGTGAAGTACTACGCCAACAGCGCGACCTAAGCGATGGCGAAGAAGGACGCGCAGCCGGACGGCAAGACCAAGGCGCGAGTTTTGGTCGATTGCCGTTTCGGCAAGGTGGACGACGTCGTCGAACTGACGGCGGAAGAACTGGCGGAAGCAAGCGGTCAGGTGGACCCCCACCCGGACGCGGTCGCTTACGCCGAGTCGCTAACGGCCTGACCCACAGGCCGCTACGTGAAAGGGCCTCCCTCAAGAGGAGGCTCTTTTGCATAGGACACCCATGACATACAAGGTCGTCACTCCCGTTGCTACCGAAGCCGTCACGCTGGCCGAAGCTCGCCTGCAGTGCAAGGTCGATTCGGACGACACGAGCTGGGACGCGACCCTGACCTCGCTCATCACGGCAGCGCGCGAGTATGCCGAGCACGAAACCCAGCGGGCCCTTGCGCCCCAGACACTGGAGATGGCGCTCGATCGCTTCCCGCAGTGCGGCGGCGAGATCCTCCTCGAGATGCCGCCCGTGGCATCCGTGACCTCGATCAAGTACGACGACACGAACGGCACCGAGCAGACGCTTCCCACGACTGTCTACGCCTTCAGCGCCTACGGCGAGTCGCGGCGCGTCTCTCTGAAATACGGCCAGATGTGGCCCTCGACCTACTGCCAGGCCAACGCGGTGCGCATCCAGTACGTCACCGGCTACACGACCTGCCCGAAGGCTGCGAAGGCCGCGATGCTGCTGCACATCGAAGCGGAGTACCCGAACAATGCGCTCACGCCCGACGAGCGGGCCGACAAGTGCCGCGCGCGCGATGCGCTGCTGGGCACGATCAAGATCTGGGGGTTCTAATGGACCCGAGGCGGCGCAATACGCTGGTCACGCTGAAATCCCCGCCAACGGGGCGGGACGCGCAGGGCCAGCCGTCGGGCGATTACGTGTCTGAGGCGACCGTCTGGGCGAACATCCGTCACCTTCGCGGCGTGGAGGCGATCAAGGCCGGCGCCGAAATCTCGGCCGTGCAAGCCAGCATCAACATCGGCTTTCGCTCGGACGTGAACGCGGGATGGCAAGTGGTGTTCGGGCCGTACACCTACGAGATCAAGGCGGTACTGCCGGACCTCGTGAAGAAAAGCGGCGTGGATCTGGCCTGCGAGCTGGTGCGGTAATGGACATCTCCTTCGACCTCACGAGCTTTCGCGAGCAGCTGCGCAAGAAGCAGGAAGAGCTCGGCGCGGCCACTCGTCCGGCCGCGCAGGCTGGTGTGCAGGTGATCTATGAGGCCGCTCAGCTGAATGCGCCCGTCTCGGAAGGAAAGGAGCACTACTTCTACATCCGGGGCAAGAAGTACGGCCCGTTCCCCCCGGGAAACCTGCGCGATGCGCTCTACCAGGTCTTCTCCAAGGACAACAGCGGCCCGTACAAGTCCACCTATCACGTCTCGTGGAACCGCGATAAGGCGCCCTATGGCGGCATGGTTCACAACGGCACCAGCCATTCGCCGGCGCATCCGTTCATCGCTCGCGCGGTGCATGACCACGGCCCGCAAGCGCTTCAGGTCATGAAGGCCCGTTATATCGCAGAGGTGTCCAAGTGAGCATGGAAGAGGACATCAAAACGCTGATCGCAGGCGTCGTCCCAGATGTGTGGCGCACCGTCGCAACGGGAAAACGCCCGGGCACTTACGCAGTGTGGCAACTCGTCGGCGGGAAGTCCTTGCGCTACATCGACAACACCGCGATGGACAAGAGAAATCCGCTCTTGCATGTGGCCGTGTGGTCCGCGAAGCAGAGTGATGCAACCACAGCGATGCGGTCCATTGAGGAAGCGCTCTGCGCCTCTACCTTCGCCGCCGAACCGCAGGGTGAGGCTGAGGACGATTACGAAGAAGACACGAAGTTGTACGGCGCGATCCAGCGCTTTTCGATCACGGCTGCACGCACGTAACGCGCGTCGCCATCCAGTAGGGCCGCTCTCGGGCAACCGGGCGCGGCTTTTTTCTTGCCCCGCAAGGGGCGTTCATCAACGCCCGCTTCGCCGGGCTTTTTTCACTGAAAGGCCCACACAATGGCTAACGTCCCCACGGGAACTACCTTCTACGTCGCTTCGGCTTTCGGCACGGCTCAGACCGTCAGCGCGGCCACGAACGCCACCGAATGCGTTCTGACCAGCACGGCTCACACGCTGGCCAACGGCGACCTCGTTCTGACCTCGCTCGGCTGGGGTCGTATCGACAAACGCCTGTTCCGTGTCAAGTCCGTCGCGGCGAACACCTTCACTCTGGAAGGCTGCGACACGACCAACACGACCTTCTTCCCGAACGGCACGACGACCGGCTCGGTGCAGAAGGTTTCGACGTGGCAACAGGTCACGCAAGTGCTGACGGCCAACGGCTCGGGCGGCGATCCGAAGAACGTCGAATACAAGTACTACGAGTCCGACGTTGCATTCTCGATCAACGACGGCTTCTCGGCCACTGTGTACAACCTCGCGGTTGACGCCGACAGCATCGGCACGGCGGGCTACTCGTCGCTTAAGACGCTCACGGACACGCAGACGCTGACCGGCCTGAAGATGGTCATGCGCTCCGGTTCGATCGTGCTGTATCCCGGAACGGCGGCACTGAACGAGAACGTCAGCCTGCAGGACGGTCAGGTCAACCGCGTGGCCTGCACCTTCAACTGCCAGGGCCGCATCACGCGCTACGCCTCCTGATCCGCGCGCAAGCGCACCCCTGCACGAACCCGGCCGGCTCTTCTCCTTCGCGGGGGAAGGCCGGCTGGGGGCTGTGCATCAACTTCCCCGCGAAAGGAAATCACATGCCGAAGATCAAGTTGGGCGACAAGCCCAAGACATTCAAGCCCGTTGCCCTGAAATTCGAGATGCCCGACGGCTCCGAAGGGTTGATGGAAGTCACCTACCACTACCGCACGCGCAGCGAGTACGCGCAGTTCATCACGGAGCAATCCAAGGCCAAGGATGGCGGCGACGAATCAAAGCCGGTCATGGAGCGCATCGTGGACGGGATGATTGGCGGCAACGTCGATTTCCTGATCGGCTGCGTCGATGCGTGGAACCTCGATATCGAGCTGGAGGAAGACAGCCTTCGCCAACTCGCCGATGAAGTTCCCGCCGCCATCCGCGCGGTTGCCGAGGGCTATTCCGACGCTTGCCTGCAAGGCCGCTTGGGAAACTGACGGAGGTCGGGGCGGCCTGGGCCGAGGGCGTTCCGACCGCAGAAGAAGCGGCGCAACTCGGCCTCACGCTTGCCGATTACGAAGATGACTTCGTGGAGTGCTGGCCGGAGAACTGGCCGGCGTTCCAACTGCTCGCCAGCATCGGCAGGCAGTGGCGCACTGGCGGCATGGGCGGCTTCATCGCCCTTGATTACAACGTTCTCTTCCATCGCATGGACCGCATGAAGCTGGCCGACGACGAGTACGAGCAGCTTTTCCGGGACGTGCAGGTAATGGAATCGGCCGCACTCAAGGTGCTTAACCGACCGAAAGACCAATGACTGATTCGCTGAAGATTCAGGGCGAGGTATCGCTCGACTCTGCTGACGCCGAACAGGCACTGGGCCGGGTTGAGCAGCGCGCGGGCCGGATGGCGCAGGCCGTCAAGCAGTCCGGCAAGGACGCGGGCGATGGCGTCGGCGCGATCGGTGCGAACGCGGACGGCGCGGCGCAGAAGGTCGATCGCGCCACCTCTTCGCTCGTCGCGTCAATCCAGCGCACCACGGCGGCGATGGAGGCGGGCGGCAAGTCCACCTCTGCCTACTACGAAGCCATCGCCAAGCAGCGCGGCATCAGCGCGGACGCGCTCAAGCCGTACCTGGATCGACTGCGCCAGCTCGAAGAGCAGCAGAAGAAAACCGGCTCAACCCTGAGCCAGTTCGGCGCGTCGGCCGACAAAACCGCGCAGCAACTGCGCCAGGTGGCCCCGCAGATCACGGACATCGTGACGCAGCTCGCAGGCGGGCAGGCGCCGCTTCAAATCCTGATCCAGCAGGGCGGGCAGCTGAAGGATGTCTTCGGCGGCATCGGCCCGGCCGCCCGCGCGCTCGGCGGCTACGTTGCCAGCCTGATCACCCCCACCACCTTGCTCGTGGCAGGCGTTGGGGCGCTCGCGGTGGCGTACATTCAAGGCTCGAAGGAGTCGCGCGAGTTTGCGAACGCGCTCACGTTCACTGGCAACGCGCTGGGCGTCACGGGCTCGCAATACGCGCAACTGCGCGACAACCTCGCGGCCATCGCCGGCACGAAGAGCAAGGCAGCGGAGGCGCTGACGGAGATCGCGCGGGCTGGCGTCTTCACGCGCGACAGCGTTCAGGGCATCGCCGAGGCCGCAGTCCTGATGGAGAGGGCCACCGGTCAATCCATCTCCAAGACCGTCGATCAGTTCAAGGAGCTTGCGAAGTCTCCCAGTGACGCAGCCGCAAAACTGAATGATCAGTACCATTTCCTGACCGGTGCCATCTACGACCAGATCAAGGCGCTCGAGGATCAGGGCCGGGCGCAAGATGCGGCCACGCTCGCGATGCAGACCTATTCCAGCGCAGTCGCTCAGCGCGGAAAAGAGATCATCGATAACCTTGGCTATGTCGAGACGAAGTTTCAGAACCTCGTCATCGCCGCGAAGAAGGGCTGGGATGCCGTCGCCAACGTCGGACGCGACCAGACGGGCAACGAGCAGCTTGAACAACTGCGCAAGACGCTTGCCGACCGCCTGCAGCGTGGGCCGCTGAACGACACGGCGAAGGCCGCATACGAGAAGGGCAACGAGGCGCTGCGCCAGCAAATTGCCTTGCTGGAGCGCCTTGGGGGCCTTCAGCAGCAACAGACGAAAGACCTGGCCGAAAAGGCGCGGCTGGATCAGCTTTACATCTCCTACCAGAAGGACGGCGAGCGGTTCGAGGACCGGCAAGCCAAGATGCAAAAGGAGCTGAACAAAGCGCAGATCGAAGGCCAACAGCTCGTCAACGCCGGAAAGCTCACCCAGATCCAGCTTGAGCAGAGGCTCGCTGAAATCCGCCGCAGCTACGCGCAGACTGGCGGGCTCGATGAATTGGCGGGAATTCGCGCAGCGGCGAAAGCGGCGCAGGAGCAGATCGACCTCTTGCGCAAGAAGATGGCCGACAGCGATCCGACCGGCCTGACCAAGCTCACTGACGCCGAGCGGAAGGTCCTAGAGATTCAAGAGAAGCTCGCCGTTGCGACCGATCGCGTCACGCAAGCCAACCTCAAGCGCGCCCTGTCCGAAGCGCAGACCACGGTTTCCAAGGAAAAGGAAGCCGCAGCCACGCAGCGCCAGTACGACCTGTGGATCAAGTCCATCGGAATCACGGACGCCCAGACGACGGCGAATGATCGTCTCGCGCAGTCCTACAGGCAGCAGGCGGATGAACAGAAGTTCGTCGCTGACACGTTTGGCAAGAGCGAAATCGCCGTCAAGCAGGCGATGCTCGCGCAGACGAATATCAACATCGCGGAAGCCGATGCGTCGGACCGCTTCGACCCGAAGTACATCGCCAGCCTGTACAACAAGAAGGCCGCGCTCGAAGAACTGATTCCGGCGATGCAGGCGGTGGCGAACAAGCAAGCCGTCCTGAACAACATCCGGCTTGGCGAGGCGAACCAGCGCGACGCGGACCTCCTGCAATACGAGCTGTCTGTCATCGGTCAAGTGGCCGATGTGCGCTTGCTGCTGATCGAGCGGCGCCGTATTGAGCTGGAATACGCGCAGCGGATCGCCGAGATCGACCGCAAGGGACTTGATCCGTCAGACGCCGCCGCGCGCAAGGCGGAACTGGAGCAGCAGAAGCAAATCGCCCTGAACAACGCCACGACGCACGCCATCGTGGAGCAGTGGCAGCGCGCAGCCGATGAGATCGACGATTCTCTGACGAACGCGATCGAGGATTGGGTTCTCAACGGCAAGAGCCTGTCCAAGAGCCTTGCCAACGCGATCAAGCAGGAGTTCGGGAACCTCGTCCTGCGCCCCACGATTCAGGCGGCGATCAATTCGACGGGCCTCCCGGCTCTCCTCGGGGGCTCGGTAAGCGGCGGCTCTGGACTCATCGGGCAAGCCCTCGGCCTCGACAAGTTGCTGCCGCAAGGCGGCATCCTCGGCGCGCTCGGGTTGACCAGCACCGCAGCCACGACAAGCGGGGTAGCAACGTCGTCTGTCTTCAACGCGGCGGCGGATAGCCAACTCGCGAACGCCGCTGGCCTGACCGGAAGCGCATCGAGCGGCCTTGCGTCGTTTCTCGGCCCTGCCGGTCTGATCGCGGGCGCTCTTGCACTATCCGGCATCTTCGGCAAGAGCCATGGCCCCAAGACCGAAGGCGGGACGGGCAACTTCGGCTCCACTCCCCTGACCGGCGATTCTTCGGCCGCCCAGCAGCTGGCCGATGGAATCTCTTCGATCTACTCCACTGCAGCGGATGCGATCGGGCTGGCGAACGACAAGCTCAAGGTTGGCCTGTTCTTCTCGAAAGACCCGAACGGCACGGCGCAATCGCAGCTCGCCATCCAGTCGGCAAACTTCGACCGCGGGACGGTCTTGGGCAGCGTGGAGAACGCGGGCCGCACGGATGCGGAGTTCCAGAAGGCGCTGACGCTCTCTGGGCTTCAGGATGTCTTCACCGAACTGCAATCGGCGATCTCCAACGAAGGGCTCACGGGCGCGGTGGCGGATTTCGTCAAGTCCATCGACCCGCTGCACACGTCGTTGGAAGACCTGCAGGCCGACTTCCAGAAGGTGCAGGACATCGGCGCATTCCAGAAGGCGATTGACTCCCTCGGCCCGACCTTCGCCAGCCTGAAGAATCTCTCGGTGGATGCCGCCGAAGCGCTGGTTCAGGCATCGGGCGGGCTGGACAAGCTCACCTCCAACCTTCAGACCTACTACAGCAACTTCCTGACTCCGGAAGAGCAGCGCCAGAACACGGTTAACGCGATCACCAGCACCCTCACGGCGGCGGGTGTCGATGTCACGGTAGATCAAATCTCGCATATCACCCGCGAGCAGTTCCGCGCCTTAGTGGAATCCTTCGACCCGATGACGACGGCAGGCGACAAGGCGCTTGCCGCGCTGTACGGCGTTTCCGGTGCGCTCGCGTCGATCACCGACACGGCGACGAGCGCCGCAATCACGCTTGACCCGACCGCCTACTACAAAGACTTCCTCACGCCCGACGAGCAGCGTCAGAAATCGGTCGAGTCCATCACCAAGACCCTCACGGACGCGGGCGTGCAAGTCACGGCCGACCAGATCGCGCACATCACCAAAGAGCAGTTCCGCGCGATCGTGGAGTCGTATGACAGCACGACCGATGCGGGCAAGAAGGCGCTGAACGCCCTGTACGGCGTCTCGGATGCGGTGTCGTCGCTCGCGGACGTGGCGACAACCGCGACCAATACGATCGCCGCGAGCCTGCAGACGTTCCAGCAGAGCGTTGATGCGGCATGGAATGCCAGCGTGCAAATCCAACAAGCCGCAGCGCAGGCGACAGCGGAGTTCAACGGCTCGGTCCTCGGGATGATCCAAGGCTCGTTCGATGCGGTGCGCAAGGGCATCACGGACATGGTGGCGAAGATTCGGGGCGACATCACGGGCGAGCAGTCCGGGGCGGGCTCGCTGCAGCAGCAGTTCCAGCAGGCGCTTACGACCGTCATGCAAGGCGGCAAGGGCTCGGGGGCCGCCGCTGCTTCGCTGCCCGACCTGGCGCAGCAACTGAGCGCGGCTCTTCCCGATATGGCGACCAGCCGCCTCGACTTGCTCACCCAGCAAGCCGGGATTGCGCAGCACCTGCAAGACGCAGCCGGCGCGCTGGCAGCGCAGGAGCGCGCCACGCTCGGGAACACCTACGCAGCCCTGTCTGGCTCGAACGTGACCGTGCAGCAGTACCAGCCGCGACCGGTGAACGACTACTCATCGAATCCGCTCATGGGACAGCTTCAGGAGATGAACCGCAGCATTCGGCGGCTGCACACCGCAATGGAGGCAAACGTCTCCTTCACGGCCTCCATCAACAAGAACACCCGCGAGGCGATTGATCGCGGTATTCCGGCCCTGGCCGACCCGAGCGCCTGACCATGCGTGACTACGAACTGTGCGTGATCCGACCGGTCACGCTGACCGATGCCATGCTCACCTCGAGCAACGTCGCGGAGACAGCTGGCACGAGCGACCCGGCCGCGTGGATCTCGGCCCACGCCTACAACTCGGGCGATCAGGTCAGCCGGATCGGTACGAACCAGCACGCGGTCTATCAGGCGCTGGCGAACGTCACATCCTCGACGCCGCCCGAAAGCGATTCGGCCAATTGGGCCTACGTGGGACCGACCAACCGCTGGAAGATGTTCGATGCGGTCAACGAGACGCAGACCAGCAACGCGAACACCATCCAAGTCACGCTCACGCCGGGGCAGGTGGCCGATGCAATCGGGCTGGACAACCTCGCTGGCAACAGCGTTGCGGTCTCCGTCGCCTCAGGCTACAGCAAGACCAAGAGCCTGCGCACGCGCATCTGTCGGTCTTGGTACGACTACTGGTTCGCGCCCTTTCTGTATCGGCGCGCGGCCCTGTTCGCAGACCTTCCACCGCTGTCGGGCAACGTCATCACGCTCACGGTGGACAAGACGGGCAGCACCGCCAAGGCCGGAACCTGTGTCATCGGGCGAAAGAAGGTGATCGGCGCGGTGAAGGCCGAAGCCGCTGCCGGAATCATCGACTACAGCAAGCGCACGACCGACGCCTACGGCAACACCACCATCGTCAAGCGCGCGTATAGCAAGCGCATGACGCTGCAGGTTCTCATCGACAACCGCCAGATCGATGACCTGGAGCAGTTCCTCGCCGACTACCGCGCGACGCCCCTGTATTGGTCGATTGCAGGCAAGCGCGATGCCTTCTCGTTCATGGCCTTCTACAAGTCCTTCGAGATCGTCGTCGCCTACTCGAACAACTCCCTCGTGAACCTCGAGGTTGAAGGACTCACATGAGCATCACGCAAACCATTACGACCCTGCCGGCCGGCCCGAACGCGGCGACGGACGACGACAACACCTTCCAGAACAAGGCCGAGGCCCGCGTCACTGCTGAAGTGACGATGGTGACGGAATTCAACACGGCGATCGGCCAGATCAACGCGACCGAAGCGGCGATCAATTCCGTTTCGTCGGGCGGGGGTGTGACGCTGCCCTATACCTTCAGCACGACGACGACCGATTCCGATCCCGGCGCGGGCGTGCTGCGCCTCGGAAGCGCCACGCAAAACACCGCCAGCACGATCCGGCTGGATCTGGCGGGTTCGGACGGCTCGGACTTCACCAGCACGCTCGACCTGATCGATGACTCGACCAGCACGATCAAGGGCTATCTGACGCTGCAAAAGGCGTCGGACGGCACGAAGTGGCTGCGGTTTGCCGTGACCGCGATGGCTTCGCCCTCAGGCTATCGCAACGTCACGGCAACGTGCGTCGGCTACAGCGCGGCCAACCCGTTCGCCAATGGTGATTCGCTGATCGTGAAGTTCACTCCGACCGGCGACAAGGGCGACACGGGCGCGAACGGCGGCAGCATCACCCGTCTTGCAACGCTCACCCCCACAGCGGCGGCGAATCTGGATTTCCTGTCCACGTTCTCTTCGACGTATGACAACTACCTCGTGATCGGGCAGGGGCTCGTGCCCTCTGCCAATGACACGCTTCAGCTTCGCGCGGCAAACGCGGGGACGGCGGACACGGCGAGCAACTACGTTTCGAGCAGCAACGGCTCCGCGACGGGCTTGACGACTGGAACACAGCTCAATCTGTCGAATAGCACCGTCCTGAGCACGGGCATCGGCGTCTCCTTCATCTTGACCGTGGCGAACGCGAACGACGCGACGCGCATCAAGCAGCTTGCTTCGCGTTCCGTCAGCCAAGCGGCCGCGACCCCGACCTACAACGTGCTCGTACAGGACGGATCGTATGTGAAGGCCGCAGCTATCTCCGGCTTGCGCCTTTACTGGAGTTCCGGCAGCAACTTCCAAGCGGTCGGAAAGATTCAAGTCTTTGGCTACAACAACACGTAAGGACGCGCCATGACCTACAAGGTTTGCTATTGGGATGAAGTCGAAGGCGTGCAGCGCGAGCGCGATGCAACGCCCGAAGAAGCAGCCGAGATCGACGCGCGCAAGGTTGCGCCTCCGAGCCGAGATGAACTCAAAGCCGAGCGGCAGGCCATTGTCGACGCCATCACCGTCACCGTGAACGGCAAGGTCTTCAACGGCGACGAGACGAGCCAAGGGCGAATGAATCGGGCGCTCCGTGTTGCCGACATCACCGGGCAAGCCTCCTGCACTTGGGTTCTCGCCGACAACATTCCGGCCACGGTCACGAAAGACGAACTCGCCCAAGCCCTCGCTCTTGCCATGGAGGCGCAGGCGCAAGTCTGGGTCTTGCCCACCGCCTGATTCCTTCACTGCCCTCATCCCCGAAAGGACTCTCCCCATGAAACGCATCCTCGCTGCCCTGGCGGCGTGCCTGGCCTCGCTCGCCTTCGCCTTCCCGTTCGTGCCGATCGGCCCGACGACGAACCTTTCCGTTACGGGCACGGCGGCGAACATCACGCTTCCCACTGCGGGCACGGCTCCGACGCAGGTTGCCTCGACCGCCGACTTCGGGCTGTACACCTATGTGTTCTCCAACATCGGCACGCAGACGATCTTCTTCCGCTGTGACGGAACGACGGCCACGGCGAGCAACGCCATGCCGATCCAGGCTGGCAAGGACTATGAGATCGCGCTCGACAAGTCCGTGACGGCCTGCTCGTTCATCGCCGCAGGTGCGGGCTCCAGCGTATACGCGACCATCGGTAAGGGCCAGTGATGAAGCGCCTGCTCGCTCGGTTCCTCGTCTTCGCGCTTGCGGCGGCTCTCACGCTGCAGGGCGCGCAGGCGGGCGGCTTCGGCTTCCGCTTCGCCAAGGCAGGCGGGAACGCTACACCCTCCCTGTCGCTTGATTTCACTACTGGAGTTGCCGACTCCCGCCTGACGATCTCAGGAGGGGCGGGAGGAACGCGTGTCAATTCGAGCGGAAACATTGTTTCTGCCTCTGCTCCGAGGTTCGATTACGACCCCATCACGCTTGCGGCCAAAGGGCTGCTGGTGGAAGAGCAGAGAACGAATCTGTTCATCCAGAGCGGCTCCATCGGCACCGCGCCATGGGCGGCGGCCAACGCCACGATCACGACGGGATCGAAGGCCGCTCCCGATGGGACGACCTCGGAAAGCCTGCTGGTATCCGGCAACACCCTTGCGGGCGGGCGAGCGACGGCGGCCACCGTGGCCTTCGCCGCCGGGACCACGTACACCGCTTCCGTGTGGATTGAGCCGGCCGGACGCACCTCGTGGACCATCTTGATTCCGAGCAACCCATGGGCGGATGCGACAGCCCGCATCGGCACTTTCACGCTCACGGGAAGCGGTTCGGCCTCGGCCACCGGAACCGGCGCGACGGCGGCGATTGAAGCTTGGCCGGGCGGGCGCTACCGCTGCAAGCTCACCTTCACACCTGACACGAGTGCATCGGCGGGTGTGCAGCTTCGCGACCCCGCGACCGGCGATGGGGTCAATGGCGTCTATGTCTGGGGCGCCCAGCTAGAAGCAGGCTCCTTTGCCACCAGCTACATCCCCACCACTACCGCTCAAGTCACCCGTACAGCAGACAGCGAAGTGATGGCGTCTATCTCGTCGTGGTTCAACTCGAACGCTGGAACGATCTACGCTGAATATGACCTCACCGGGCTCTACGCATCTGGCACGAATCAGAACGTGCTTGCGCTTACCAATGGCGGCTCCAGTGATCGCATGTTCATTTACCGTAGCGTGTCTGGAAACAGCACGCTCGGGCAGGTTGATGCCGGATCGGTCAATCAATTGAGCGTTGGGAGTGCTGGCGCGCTTGCGATTAATACGATCCGCAAGTCTTCGCTTGCGTACGCGGCGGCTGATTTCGCATTCTCAGAAAACGGTCTGGCACCGACCACGCAGTCATCCGGCTCGCTGCCAACCGGCCTCAACGCCCTGAACATCGGCGTGAACTCCGCAGGGACGGGCGCGTATTTGAACGGCCACATCCGCCGCATCCGCTACTACCCCACGCGCCTTCCCAACGCGCAACTCCAGGTGCTGACCCAATGAGCATCACCCTCTACCTTCGCTTTCCCGACCGCGCGACTTTCGAGGCCACGCTTCCCGCTGGCTTCGAGCCGCAAGGCGAAACCGGCTCACCTCTTCCTGATGGGATTTCTGCCCTTTCGATCATCGGGGCGATGTACGACGGCGGAACCTTCGATGCACAGGGAAACGTCATCACGCCTCCTTCTCTTGTTGCGGGGTTCCATGTGAATGCTCTAGGGACTCTTCCCGATGCATGGAAGGGCTATCAGGTCTTTCCGGCGAGTCCGGATCGAGTGTTCGGGTAAGCCCCATCTTCTCAGGCCAGCCGCCTACGGGCGGTTTTTCTTTGCCCCGAAAGGATCGCATGAGCGAAACCACGAAACACGTTGTTGACGGCCTGTCGGTCGCAACAGCCCTTGCCTCGCTTGCGGCGTGGCTTCCCCCTCTTGCGGCTCTGGCCTCTTTGGTGTGGACGGCGATCCGCATCTACGAGACACGGACGGTGCAAAAGTGGCTCGGGAGGTCGGAGTGAATCCGAACCTCAAGGCGTTCCTCGACATGATCGCCTTCAGCGAGATCGGCCCGAAGCTGCTGGCCGTCTCGGACGATGGCTACAACGTGATCGTCGGCTCCATCCCTGAAAAGCCGATCCTCTTCAAGGACTACTCCCAGCATCCCCAGAAGCACAACCCCGCGATGAACTCGGACGCGGCAGGGCGTTATCAGTTCATGGGGCGGTACTGGAGCCACTACAAGCTGGCGCTTTCCTTGCCGGACTTCGGCCATGAGTCGCAGGACAAATGGGCCGTGCAGCTAATCAAGGAATGCCGCGCGCTCGATGACGTGCTGACCGGGCATTTCGCTGTCGCGGTCGGCAAGTGTTCGTCGCGCTGGGCGTCGTTTCCCGGCGCTGGATACAAGCAGCGGGAGAACTCGCTCGCCTCCCTTGAGGACGCCTACGAGCGCGCGGGAGGGCAGTTCGCATGAAAGCCGTTTGCATCTACGTCGTGTGCATCGCACTCGTCTACGTCGCGGTCAGTGCGGCCCTGCGCTGGCTGGCCTTCCGTGACGCCATCTCCAACCCATTCGACATCGAGGAACACGAATGAACAAAGTCTCCGCTCTCTTCGATCTCTTCCGCCGGGGCTCCGCAGTCGCCGACCCTGCTCTGTGGAAGAACCGCAGCGCCCTCGTCATGGCGCTTTCCGCCCTCATCGTCGCTGCCGCTCAGGTGGCAAAGGCATTCGGCTATGACTTCGGCATCGACAACGACACGGCTTCCGCCATTGCTGGCGGCATTGCTGCTGTTGCAGGGGTGTTCTCCACTTACGCCACAAGCGACAAGGTTGGCGTCCTGCCGGCCAAGCCTTCATCTCCTGATCCTGCCGGAAGCGATCTGCCGAATCCCGGCGCGTGACCGTTTGCCCGCATGCGTTGAAGGCATCGCGGCCTCCATCGCCTGCAATTACTGAACGAGGCCCACCCTCGGTCACCACTGCTTTCCCAATCGCATCAAGGACTTAGATGCGATTTGCCCTGATTCGGGCACCACTTAGTCCCACCCCCACGAGCCGCCCGCACTGGCACCAGCAGGCGGCTTTTTTCATTGTCGGGCCAACAAGGAATTCACCATGCAAGCTCTCGCCATCGCCATCCAGATCATCACGTTCCTGGC